CCAAAGTGATACTAAAATTTCCGGTAACAAAAACAGTGTTTAGAGTATACTCAACAAAATCTTGCATACACTCAGCTACGTGATCAATATAGATTTTCATATCATATTTAACAAGTTCATATGCACTATTACAAGATATGCATAACTAGTTGCATGACTTTTCTTGAAGTAGTAACTGCCATCTCTGGGTGTAGTCCATACTTCCTGATTAATAGTCGCCCAGTCTTTGTTTAACAAATACCGTTTACTGGGACGTATGATTGCTAGTACAGCCGCCATCTCATCAACAGTCTGAGGTTTTAGTTTTTGAACAATATCATAATGGTTGCTGATATGTATGATGTTCTTTACAAACTCTGGGTCTTGTAATCTAGCCCAGGGAGGCTCTGTGGCCATTAACACATCAAGCTCTTCTTCTGACTGAATCTGCTGATACACACTAACATTTAGAAAGTCTAGTTTAACATAACCACGCTGTTCTGCTTCTTTATGGTCAATGCTTGCTAACTTAGTTATTGGGTGTTGTGGTATATTATTTACATACACGCCTGTGTTATGCGGCACAAACTCTTCATTGCGATATATGCTGGCAGGAATATGTTTAATGTGTTCGAGTATTCGATCTCTGGCACCAAAGTCTATGTCAATATCTGCTTGAAACTTCATAGCCTAATGTCCTTAAGTGCCTGTGTAACCCACTCTGTGTCTGCTACAAAATCTATAAACCTACGTTGCCAGTACTCTGGGTCAATGTAAGGATACACAATAGCAAGTTGTTCTTCATTCAATGTATCTAAAAACTCTCGTCCGCTGTCGCTATTAAACACTAGCCATGCGCTTACTCTGCCTGTGCTGATGTGATGACATATACGATTGCTGTTAGCATATCTAAAGTAATCCGTAATACCATTCTTAAGTTCAGGATGTTCCTCGCAATAGTCCAACATTTCTTTAACACCACGTTCAAGTGCGTCTTGTGACTGTTCACGTTTTATGTAGGGCAACATCCATTCTTGGTACAACTTGTCTTTTGTCCAGTGGTCAATCTTTTTATTGTTTTTCAGTAACCATTCACAAAAGTTCACAAAGTTTATGGCACGTATGTCTACACAATAACGTCCAAACTTTACAAATGCAATATAGTATGGGCTCTTAGCAAAGTCCTCGTAGTCTTTAGTACGTGCTGACCCTTGAGTTATCTCATAAAAACGCTTATATGCCCTGAGTCCAAACTGCACACCTGTTTCAGACTCTTGTTGTACTCTACGTTTGGGCTCGCAAAGATGTACCGCAAGTGTTGATTCCTTGCGATAGCTCTTGGTACAATACTTACAGGTGTAACTCATGTTTTCTTATATGCGTTTCCAAATAATCATTCAACCACTTGTGTTCGCCAGGTTGTCTGTGTCGAATTTCAGCCTCAATGTGTTCTTCGCCAGGCACACATGCCACTCCTGCTCGGTGTTGTTCTCGTATTGCACACCACTTAAAATCACCTATGATATTTTTATGTCCTGCTAATAGCCGTATCCTGTTGAACTCTTCAGGCAACATACCGTCCCACCAATGGTCTGCTTGTTGATATATTATACAGCTATGTCCACGTTGTGTCAAACTATCAATCAATGACAACATTTGGTACATAAGGTTTTCTAGTCTATCCACCATGGTGCCTACTTCGTACTTTTCTCTAAACAGTTTCCATTGTTTTGTATCAGCATCAGTCCATTGGGGTATCCATCTATTCTTACCAAATTGTTGATTTTGTGGATTAGACCACGCCCCTTCCCATATGTCTTGTTCCTTAGGAAAAGAGTACTCATCGTAACGGCAAATAGGTAATTCTTCTCTGCTGATAAAGGTAAGTCCAATAACATACAGTGACTTGTATTCTGACTCGTAACTATGTTTGAGTGTTGTTCTTATAATTCTACTGTTCGCACTGCCTGTAATACTGATGTCTTCACTTTGCATTTGCAGATTTAATGCTAGGTCGTCATGACCTCGGCCTCTAGTATACGTGTCCATGTAACTGCACCCGTTGGCTACAACATGTGATATCATCCAGGCCCCCAGGCTATCTCTGCCGCTAGTACATGCCTTGGATGTTCAGTTAGATACTGCTCTCGTCTCCAGCGAGGCATTACGCCATCATGTGACCAGTTGGCAGTAAAAAATGATATGCTGTTCTCATAACCAAATATCATAAACTCCTCATCGTCAGCTGGTTTCCAGTGTGTGCCATGAGCAGGATCAAAATTACGTAGATAGTACACCAATGAATAAGCAGTTAAGTGTTGATGCCAGTAGGAGTCATCGACATTGTTTGCATGTGCTGTTGCTGACCATGCGTTAATTATGTGCAACTCCTGCCCCTCAATTTCTGACACAATCTTAACAATAGTATCGTAAAATGTCCGCCACAATGTAGTTTGAAACTGTTCACGAGTATGCATATCAGTTACTGAGTTTCCAGCTACATGTGGATGAATTCCCTGATGTTCTCTTTTAAAGCGATCAATATCTGCAACCATTTGCAGTTGAGTACTGTCATCAAGGAAGTCTTTTATCTGATAAAAATGTTCACCATTAATCACAGTGTGACTTGTGTTGTAGCCAAGAAATTTATTTAAAGGCATCTTTAATCTCTTTGTCAGACCAACCTAGTTGTCGAGCGTGTTCCTTAAGGTCGGCTTTGGTGTTAATTTTCACCAATAACTCCAACTCATCTTCCTTGGCATTGGGGTATATCTGTTGCAAGAACTTGCGCTCCTTGTTACTGGTACTGCCGTTCTTAGGAGTTGTTAACCAATAATGGTATGTGTTTCCCATCTTAGGACTTATGGTTGTTGTGCATAACCACTGAAGTTTGGGGTGTTTGTTAATGTTAAAGAAGTCTTTATTTGTTGTGTCATTGCACCTACGCAAGTAATACTCAGCAAGGTCCAGGTTGCCAGACACGTTTGCTGAAAACTTCATTAGTACATAAGGACTAAACTTCTTACGTTCATCTTCAGTAAGGTCGTCGTAGAAATCACGCACCTTGCCATCAACCATGGCCATTTCGTTTTTAATTGATAACTTATCTACCATACTTTGCTGTAATCTACAACTTCACTTTGTCTGCTTATATCTTTAACGAAATATGCACACAGTGGTTTATCGCCCTTAGTCAGTGGCACTGCCAATAGCTGTCCAGGTTTAAGTTTAGGAAAGTACCACTTTACATCTTGGTATATGTCAACTATTTCTATTGGGTAAAACTCAGGTCGATAACTGCTACGAGGATTAAACGCAAACGCACTAAACCCTCTGTCATTAACACTTGTGAGAGGAAGTACTTCTAGGTCACCTAAATCAGGCTCACCAATTAGAATTTGCCAGTCTACCGGCATCTTGATAATATTATTGCCAATGTTTAACACAAGTGCAGGACTATTAAATGATTCCATAAAGATTAATGGGATAAAGAAATAATCTGGATCCTTGGCATCTGAGTTGTCTAGTACGCAGAAACGCAAATCACCTACGTCATCAGGTATTGCGTTCATTTCAAAAGATTTATTCTCAAGTGTTAAAATTCGCATTAGTAATTCAGTCTCCAGTTTTCTATTTTATGATCGTACCATATTTTTATATCGGCGTTTGTGTTTCTTACTCTGGCTAAAATTGTTTTTGCAGGACTACCCCATATGGTATGTTCTACATTACTCTTTTGACTTGTTGGCTATTTGTATTATTTCTTCGTCGAATATTTGTGATCCAATTGTTTCAGAAACAAAATAATCCACATCGTCTGGGATATCATTTCTGTCGCAATTGTAAAAATTTTTGTTAATGACTTGTATAGTATCGTCAAGACCAAGTTTTTGAATTATTTTTATTGCAAACTCAGCCCTGCCCTTGTCCATTTCGATACTGTAGACTTTTTTGGCTCCAGCTTTGGCGGCTAATATACTTAACAATCCTGTACCTGTGCCTATGTCACACATGATACTGCCAGGCGCTATTTTCTCAATTGCTTTTTTATATGCAATGTTCCTACCAGTGTCGTTGATCATTGGCATAAAAATACCATTGTTACTGAACCAGTCAAAGTCTTCTTCACTGCTTGTTTTTGTGTTGTCAGTCATTGAGTGTTAGTATTCTCATATATTATTTGGTGTGCGTCCTCTGTTATGTTATAGTAGTATTCGCCTGTTAGATAACTCCACTCGTCTTTTATAACAGCACTATGTAGAGGTAACTCATCAAGAGTATACCATGACTTTTCCACTATTTTATTATTATACACTTCTGTGTTAGCAAAGTAAACCTTGGGTACATCAATCTTTGTTACACACTCATGTACAAACTTGTGGTGTATGTGTCCATAGTCTCCGTCCTTGGCATGCGTAACTACTAGGTCATAGTTCTTCTTTCTTATTATATCTAATTCTGCCTGTGTCTTCTTAACTACTCTTATTATATCTAATTCTGCCTGTGCAGTATCAAAACTTATACCGTGTTCCATGTCACGGTAGTCATCTACATAGCCTAAAAACTGTGTATCGATATTTCTTGCTAACCAAAAT